ATCGCCAATTCGCCCGCCATCTCACGGCGGAACGGTGGGAACCCCGGCATACGCCGGGGCGCGGCACGAAATGGATCTGGCGTCAGCACCGGAAGAAAAACCACTGGCTGGACTGCGCCGCCCTGGCTTGTGCGGCCGCGGGCATCCTGGGGGTCAAGACGGTCGGCCGCGACCCGGCCGCGGCGGTAACCGAAAAGCGCGAACGGAAACAGGCAAAATCCGTCGCCGGCCGCGGTGGCCGGCGAATCAGCCGTATCGCTCGATTCAGATAAGTATGAAAGGAACCCACGATGACTGGCTCCTCCTCCGAGCAGGACGGTGTCACGGATGCGGTTCTTCTCGCCGATCTCTCGATTCGAGAGATTCGCCGGCTGAAGAAGCGCGATCTTCAAGACTTGGCCCAGGCTTCCAACGTTTCCGACGCCGGGACAAGAAAGGATCTTCTGGCCCGGATCCTGGCGGCCAAGCGCGGCGGACTCGAAAAATTCGTTCCTGGCGGCACGATCTGCCCGGTCTGCCGTAAGGCCACGATGCGCGTGAAGAGCACGGGGGACGTAAAACGTTATTTCAAATGCAACAATGACGATTGCGGATATAAACCTCCGGGCTATCCGAGGTAAACCTGAAATGCCAAGACCGCGAATTCCAAAAGCGTTGAAGCACCTGGCCGTTCCTCTCGAAGCCGTCTCGCTCGACCCGGCTAACGTGCGAACCCACGACGAGCGGAACCTCGAGGCGATCAGGGCCAGCCTGCGCCGATTCGGCCAGCAGAAACCCATCGTCGTGGACGCCAAGAAAGGCATCGTGGCCGGCAACGCCACGTATCTCGCCGCCCGATCTCTCGGCTGGACCGAGATAGCAGCCATTCGGACAAGCCTGACCGGAAATGACCGAGCGGCCTATGCCGTCGCGGACAACCGGACGGCGGAATTGGCAGCGTGGAACCAGGAAGCCCTGGCCGCACTGCTCTCCGACCTCCAGGCGGACGACGCCGCGCTGCTTGCCTCGGCCGGATTCACGGAAGACGAATTTGCGGCCCTTATGGAGCCACCCGAGGCGCCGGAAGGCATCAATGAGGTTCCCGCCCCTCCGGATGAGGCCGAAACCCAAAAAGGCGATCTATGGGAACTCGGCGGCCACCGCCTCCTTTGCGGCAACTCCGTTGAAACCGAGGACGTCGACCGCCTCTTGAAAGGCGTTACGGTCCATCTGGTCAACATGGACCCGCCCTACAACGTGAGGGTCGAACCGCGAAGCGCCACGGCCATCGCCGCCGGCCAATGTAGCGATAGTCCACTCATGGCTAAGTTTCACCACCAACAATTCGATCGGAAGCGTACCAGGAACGAAGCCGCGCGAGGCGCTAAAAAGAAGATGAGGCCAAAGGATCGGGCCCTCGAAAACGACTTTCTCGATAGAGAAGCGTTTGCGAACCTGCTTCGGGCCTGGTTCGGGCAGACGGCCCGCGTCCTCAAACCCGGCCGGTCATTTTACATTTGGGGAGGGTATTCGAACTTCGCCAATTACCCGCCGGCCCTCGAGGCGGCCGGTCTTTATTTCAGTCAGTGCATAGTCTGGGTTAAGGGCCACCCGGTCCTGACGCGGAAGGATTTCCTCGGTAATCATGAATGGTGCTTTTACGGTTGGAAAAAGGGTGGGGCGCACTTTTTCGCCGACATTTACAACGTTCCCGATGTGTGGGAGTTCGTCCCGGAAGGTGCGCAAACCTCGGAGACCCTCGAGGATGGACTGATTCTCGAAAGCGGCACAGGCCCCGATCTCTTCGTTACGCCGACCCTGCCCAGGGGCAAACGGCGCCGCCTCGAGGCGGCGCCCAATCGGCCGGTCCGATTTCACACGGGTGCCACCGACGTCTGGCGGGTGCGCAAAGTGCCCGGCCAGGCGATGGTGCATCTGACGGAGAAGCCGGTCGAGCTCGCCCTCCGCGCCATGCACTACTCCAGCCGGCGCGGGGAGAACGTTCTCGATCTCTTCGGCGGAAGCGGGTCGACGCTCATGGCCGCCGAGGTCGCCGGCCGCCGGGCCTACCTTATGGAACTCGACCCGCTCTACTGCGACGTCATCGTTGAACGATGGCAAAAGCACACTGGAAAGAAAGCAAGGCGACGTGGACGCAGAGGCCAAAAAAAACGAAAGTGATTTTTTGATCGACGAACTGCTCGGCGAAGGCCCGCCCCAGGATCCCCTGGAGAGCGAGCACCTGCCCGCCGCGCGGACCCACCGACTCTCGGCCCGCCTGCGCCACGAGCGCGTGCTCAAAAAACAAGCCCTTCTCAATATCATACCCGAACCGCCGGCCCTTGGCGAGGCGATACACGTACTGAGCGATGCCACGTTCGATTTCTGGACCTGGGTCCCAGCCATGCTCGAATGGGTCGGCCGGACCGAGGTCTTCTGGTGCAGCACCTGGACCGTCAGCCGGCCGAACGTCGTCGATCTCCTTTCCCTCTGGGATGCCGGCCGGATCGGAACGGTCAACTTTCTCACGGGCCTCTACTTCAAGCGCCGGGAGACGGCTGTCTACGCCATGCTCCTGGAAGGCATTCGGATGCGCGGCGGACGATACCGGGCCAGCCGCAACCACGCCAAGGTCCTTTTGCTGGAGGGATCGGACGGAACTCGCCTGACCGTCGAAGGTTCCGCCAACTTAACGAGCAACCCGCGAACCGAACAGTACGTCATCGTGAACGACCCTGACCTTCACGCATGGCACGCCAAGTGGATGGAAGAATGCCTGACCAAGTGATTGAATCGGCCGTCGACGACGCAACCATCGATAAGATCGTGCGGCTCCTCTGCAACGTCCAGGACCGGGCCACCGTCGTGGCGGCGTGTCTGGAAAAACTCGGCCTCGATCCCGATCACGTCGACGCGGCTATCGAGGCGGCAGTGGAAAAAGTCACCCGCGCCGCCCACTTCCACCGAGATCACGAACTCGGCAAGGCGCTGACGCGACTCAACCAATGCTACCAGAAGGCCGTGACGATCCAGGACACGAAGACTGCCATCGCGGCGCAGCGTGAACTCAATCGGCTGCTGGGTCTCGGAACGCCCGGTTCGATCGGCCCCGAGTCGGCCCCGTCCGGGGAGAGCGGCGAATCGGCCGATCCCGATGCGCGCCGGATCGAAAACGAACACCTGGCCAACCTCGTGGCCGCCGTCGAGACGCACCTGGAACCCCTGGGCCTCTCGGACAGTCTGGAGGATACGGACGCGGATCTCGTGCGATTGGCGGCCGAGCGGATCCGCGTGCTGGAATCGCCGCGGACGCAAAAACGGACATCGAAAAATCGCTCGCGAAAAAGCGCAAAGCGAAAGAAGCGCCAAAAGCGAAAGGGATCATAATCATGAATGTCAAACCCCCGACGATGGCCGGCGACAATCGGATGTACGCCCCACGTCCGAGCGAAACGTTTGTCTGCCGGAAGTGCGGTTCACGCAAGTTTCGCGTCAGCGATACGCGGCTGGCCGCGGGTGCCATTCGCCGCCGGAGAGTCTGCAAACGGTGCGGCCTGCCGATGTATACGCTGGAACGGCCGGAACGAAACTGAACGAAAGCCCCCGCGCCGGAAGAGCCCGGCCGGGGGCGCGGCCCGGACTCTAGGGAGACCGGACGATGGCTAAATTATCACGCGGCCGCGCCGGCGGCAAGCATTCCGCCCCGCCGGCCGGCCGGAAGGTGCTTGCCTACGAGGCCGCCCATACCTTTCACGGGTACCGAATTGCCGACCTCCGGCGCATTCTGCTTGCCGTGACGGACGCCCGAGACTGGCGGGCGCCCTGGAAGGCCGACGTCGATCGGCTCGACGTGCCCAGACTGCGAGCCGCCGTTCGATACTATCACGGCGACGAACCGGTCGTTATCCGGACTCGCGCGCACAGGGTGACGATGGCCGGCCACGGCCTCCAGGCCGGCCCGCCGGGCGGGAAATAGACTACATCTAGTAGATTTTTTCGGCAATTTTACAGATCTGGTGAGTACCCGATTGTCCCTTATGTCGCACGATCCCACCATGCAGACGGCATGGCACTCGATCCCAGTACGTTGCTCGACGCCGTCGAGAGCGCCATTCAGGCGTTCCTGACGAACGGTGCGCTCCAGACCTACACCGCCAACGGTATGACCTTCACCCGCGCGGACTTGGCGAAACTCTTCGAACAGCGGCGGGCATTGCGGGCCGAGGTCGCCATGAAAACGGTCAAACCCGTCCGCCTGGCGGACCTCGGCGGGGGAGACGACTCGTGAGCCGACGCCGTCATCATTCAAACCGGATTCAGACGGGCACCGCCGGCCGGGTCGTCGACCGCCTCGTGCAGACCCTCGCACCGCGTGCCGCGCTCAAGCGGGCCCGGGCCCGGGCCGCACTGGGCGACGGTTACGAGATCTCCCGATCCAGCCGGACCCGCCGCCGCCGATCCTTCCGCGGCGGGCCGGCCGACGTTCACCAGGACACCCATACTCTCTTTCAACTTCGCGAGATGTGCCGGGCGGGGGACCGGCAGTCGTGCCTGCTCCACGGCATCATCGACCGAAGCGTCGAAAACGTCCTCGGTCCGACGTTCGAGTGGCAGCCCGCAACCACAGATGAAGATTGGAACAAGGACGCTCGCCAATACGTGGATCAACGCGCCGGCCTCCAAGCCGACGTCCGTCGCAAGATGGAATTTCGCTCACTCGCCCGCGCGTGGTACCGCGCGCAACTCACCGACGGCGACTGCCTGATCGTGATCTCCGACGAGGGCCTCGTGACCTACGAGGCGGACCAACTCGTGACGCCGCGCGACGGCACGACGGGCGAGCGGAAGGTCGTCAACGGCGTCGAGGTCGATCCCGCGACCGGCCGGGACCGGGCCTATCACGTCGCCCGGCGCGAATACAAGGGCTTCGTCGGCGGCGGCGACTGGAGCCGCAACACGACCCGCATCCCCGCCGAGGAAGGGCTGCTCGTTGCGCGGTGCCAGCGCGTCTCCCAGACCCGCGGCGTGCCGGCCCTGGCGCCCGGCCTTATGCGACACGAGCACCTGGAGGGATACCTCGATTCTGAGCAGATCGCCGCCCAGGTCGCCAGCCACGTCGTCTACATGATTACGCGGGCCGATCCCGCGTTCTTCGTCGATCCCGACACGGGCGAGATGTACGACTGGGTCTACGACAACACGAGCGAGGTCCACGGGGACGAGACGACCCGCCAATTCGAAAAGAGCGAGCCTGGCCAGATCATTCAGGGCCTGCTCGGTGACAAACTGGACGTCCTCCAACCGGACCGCCCGGGCCGGACCTTCGAGCCGTACCTGCGGGCCACCATCCGCCTGATCGGAGCCGCCGTCGGCATGCCGCTGGAGCTGGTGCTGCTGGATCTCTCGCAGACGAACTATTCGAGCGCCCGCGCGGCACTGCTCCAGGCCTACCGGACGTTCATGTGCTGGCAGCAGTTTCTCGTCCGATACGCCCTCGCGCCCATCTACGAACGATGGATAGGCCAGGGGATCGTCGAGGGGGATCTGCCGCTCCGCGAAGACGCCTTCAAGGCCACGTGGCTCATGCCGCGGTGGGCGTGGATCGATCCTCTCAAGGAAGTAATGGCCAAGGAGAAGGCTATCGCCGGCGGGTGGGACACGATCACCGACGCCGTCGAGGACGAACGACAGACCATCGAGGGGCACGTCAAGAAGCGCCGGAAGGAACTCGACCTTTTCCGCAAGGCCGGCGTCCCCACGTCCACCGCGCCGGACAATCTGGCACGCGGCGACGGAATCGACAACGAGGAGGCTGCCTGATGGCCCACCCGGCGATGCACTCCGAGGAGACGGAAGCCGCCCGGATCGGGGACTCGGTCCGCATCACGTCGTGGAACGGTCAGCATGCCGCCCTGCTCAACTACGTGACAGGCGGGGGGTGGGCCCTGCGACCCGATGTCATGGATCAGTTCGCCGCCATCCTGAACCGCCACCTCGCCGGCGAGCGGCTCGCGCCGGAAACCGTCGCCGACTTGACCCGTGAGAGGGCCGATGATCCCCTGTCCGCCGACTGGGAAGCCGCCGAGGAAGAAGGTCTGCGGATCACGCAGGGCGTGGCCGTCTTGTCGGTTTCCGGCGTCATTGCCAAACACGCCCGATCAGTCAACGGGGTCTCCCAGCCGCGGGGGACGAGCATCGAGTCGCTTCGCGCCCAGTTCAATCGGGCCATGGGGAACAGTAAGGTCAAGTCGATCCTGCTGCATATCGAGTCACCGGGGGGTTACGTGGCAGGGACGCCGGACTTCGCCTCGGAACTCGAAGCCGCCCGGAAGACCAAACCCATTATCGCCGTCGCCGACGACGACGCCTGCAGCGCCGCCTACTGGATCGGAAGCCAGGCGTCGCGGTTCGTCGCCAATCAGAATGCGGACGTGGGGTCCATCGGCGTCATCTGCATTTTCATCGACTCCAGCAGGATGGCGGAAAACGAGGGCGTCCGGGTGATCCCCGTCGCCAGCGGTCCGCACAAGGCGACGGGCTTGCCGGGCACGCCCGTCACTGACGAGCGGCTGGCGCCGGTTCAAAAAAACATCATGCACCTGTACGAGTTGTTCGTCGCCGCCGTGCTGCGCGGCCGGGGCGCTGCCGGCCCCGACGAAGCCGCCCTTCGAGAGATCGCCGACGGCCGGTGGTTCGTGGGCGCCGAGGCCCGCGACCTCCGGCTGGTCGACGACATTCTGCCGCTGGCGGACGCGCTACGGATGGCCGTCCGGGCGGGCAAGAATCCGGTGACAGTCGCCGCTCGCGCGGCGGCGGAATCAAAGGAGCGAGTCATGCCAGATCGCGAACAGCAGGATCAGGACGCCCTGGCCGCCGCCCGCGCGGAGGCGTCCGAGGAGCAGCGGGAGAGGCTGAAGGAACTTCAGACCGCCTTTTCGAACGACCCGGCCCGGGCCATCGATGCGGCGGGCCGGGGCCTGACGGTCGTCGAGGCGAAGGCCGAGGCCTACGACGCCCTGCTCTCGAAGTCGGCCGACGCCCTGGCGCAGGCCGACGAAGAGAAGACGGCCCTCGCCGAGGAAAACGAGAAGATGAAAACGCTTCTCGGCTCCAAGGGCGTCTCCGCCGCCGACATCCAGGCGTTCGATCCCTCCGACGTTCAGACGCCCAAGTCGGGCGAGGGTGCCAGCGGCGATGGGGCCGACGACGGCAAGGCCGAGACCTACCAGGCCGCCTACGACGCTCTCGTCAAAGAAGGGAAGACGAAAAGCCAGGCCCACGCCGAGGCCCAGGAGCATCTACCGAAGGCGTTCGAGGCCTGGACCAAGGCCCATCAGCCGAGGTCTGACGCCTAGTAGCCGGCTCATGGCGAGGACCGCTCCGCGCGGGGCGGTCCCGGCCGGCCTGTGAATCGGAGCACAACGGAAGGAGCCAGTCATGAGACCGGAAAGCACCAGCGTGACCCTGCGGCGGGACCTGACGGCGACCGCCCAGGAATACGACGAGGAATCGGCCCAGCGAAAGTTCATCGCGCCCGTCGCCGCGCCCATCGCCGTCGTCGGCGAACAGGCCGCGACCTACCCGGTCATGAATCGGGAAAACTTCAAAAAGGTCGACGACGTGAAGCGCGGTGAAGACGGGGCCTACAACCGCATCGTCGGGGAGTTCGGGTCGCGGAGCTACGACACCGAGGATCACGGCCTGGAGACCCCCCTCGATGACCGAAAGGCGGCCCGCTATCGAAACTGGATCAGTTTCGAGCAGGCGATGACGCGGGTCCTGCGGTTCCGCATGATGATGGCGTGGGAACGGCGCGTGGCCGCGTTATGGTCGGGCCTGGGGTTGACGAACCACAACGTCGACACGGCCTGGTCCGACAAAAGCAACGCAAAGGCCCTCTCGGTCGATTTGGCGGCCGCTTTCAACGACCTGGAAGACGCCTGCGGATGCGACCGCAGCGAACTGACGCTCATCATCCCGCGGGCCGACTACGCCGAACTGGTCGAGACAGATGAGATCCGCAACCGGATCCAATACACCTATCCGGGCGTACAGCCCGCACAACTCGGTGCCGCGCAACTCGCCAGCATGCTGCAGATCAAGCAGGTCCGCATCGCCCGCTCGTCCTACGACTCCAAGGCCGAAGGCGAGTCGGAATCCATGAGTCAGGTCTGGAGCGCCGGCGTGCTCTACGTCGCGCTGCTGGCCGAACCTCAGTCGCCCCTGGAGATGCCGAGCGCCTGCCGGACCCTCATCTGGCCCGGCGACGGCGCGGCGGACATTCCTGTCGTCGAGACGTACCGCGACGACCGGGTTCGCGGCGACGTGCTGCGCGTGCGCGACGACACGGACGAGGTCGCGACCGCCGAGGCCGATCTCATGGCCTACCAGATCACGAGTACGTAAGCCGGCCCGGGCGCGGAACGGCTGCCGGGGGCGTACCCGGCCGTCTGGTCCGCACCCACCGGACGGTGAACCTCAAGCGTAGGGAGGAAAGCAATGGCACACCGAAACGAAGGCCCGTTCCCCGTCACGGCCGGCGAGGCGTTGGAGGCGGATCGCCTCGTGAAACTCACCGCCGGATCGGCCTACTATGCGGATGCCGGCGATGAGCCGATCGGCGTGACCGCCGATCCCGTCGCAAGCGGTGGCGTCGTCTCCTGCTATCCGCTCCGCGGCGGCATCGAACGAGTGACGGCCGCCAAGTCCATCTCGAGCGGCGCCGGCATCTATGTCGCAAACGACGGCAAAGTGTCCGATGCCGCCGTCGGTACGCAGATCGGGCTTGCCGGAGCGGCGGCGACCGCGGACGGCGGAAAAATCCCCGCCTTCGTCTGGGGTCCCCGGGGCGGAAGTGCCGTCGCCCTGAAGCATCAAGCCCAGATCGAATGGCACGAAGACTTCGTCACCGGCGTCACCGAGGATGGACACAAGTTCAGCGAAACCGCCGACAAGGGCGACTGGCTGAAATCCTCCACCGATACGGACGGTGACGGCGGCGACGTCTGCCAGGTCGCCGACGATGCACCCGGCGGCATTCTCCAGGTGACCGTCAACGACAACAATTCCGATCTGGAGAACGTGCAGCTCAACGGCGAGCCGTTCAAGTTGGCGGGCAAGGAATTGTGGTTTGAGGCCGACGTCGCGCTGCTGGACATTGACAAGTGCGACTTCTTCATCGGCCTGGCCGTCGCCGACGTGGACATTCTGGGCGGCGTCACAGACCGCGTCGGGTTCCAGAACGACCACGACGGCAATCTCCAGGCTCTCTGTGAGAAAGATTCGACAGAGACCAAGGAGGATTCCGGCGCCGACATCGAAGACTGCGCGGCCATCGGCAGTTTCGCGAGCAAGAAGAAGCGTCTCACGTTCCATTGGGACGGGTCGTCCATCGTGACCTTCTACGTCGACGGCGTCGAGAAAAAGCAGATCTCGACGAACGTGCCGGACGACGAGGCCCTGGCGCCGGCGCTTGCCATCAAACCCCACACCGGGGCGGGCGCCGTCCAAACCGCGTGGATCGACCGCATTGCGATCAGCGCGGATCGGTAAAAACCCTTTCCGGGGCCGGCAGACGCCCGGCGCCGCTTCGGCGGCGCCGGGCCGCCGGGAAAGCAACCCATGGGCAGTACGCTCGACACCGCGATGGCTTCCGACCTGGCCGCGGCCCTCGAGGTCACCGGCCAGGACCTCGTGCACGCTGATTTCGATGGCAACGAGACGACGGTCACCGGCCAGTTTCACGAGGAAGGCGACCCGGCCCGCCAGGCCTCCGGGGACGGCCGCGCCGTCGCGCGACGCGCGACGGTTCTGCTCGCCCAGGCGGACCTGGCGGATCCCCGGCCGGGTCACCTCGTCACGGTGGGCGGCGAGGGCTGGTCCATTGAAACCCGCCAGCCCGTCGGGGGCGGCGCCTATTGGCAGCTGACGCTGTCCCGCAGCGCCCCGGCCGAACGGTCGCGCGAAGACTATCGCACGGTCAGCTAAGGAGTCTCGACTCATGGCAGCCAACGGCAACCGTATGGCGCTCTACCTTGTCGGCTCCGGGATCGCACTTTTTGGCATCTTCGCGACGGTCGTTCTGAGCACGATGGACAACTGGTGTGATGGGATCGAGTCCAAGGTCGGGAAGGTCGATGCCAGAGTCACCCAACAGGACGACCGGCTGCGCGAAATCGAGCAGGCGACGGCCGACACGCGGACCTGGCGGGAGGGCGTGGCGAAGATACTGGAGGAAATCAAGTCGGACGTTAAGCAACTGCGCCGCGACGTGGCGAAACGCTGATCGCGGCCGAACCCCGCGAAAGGAGACTGTCATGGATGCCGTCCTGAAAGCCATGCGAACCCCGCTGGCCAAGTGGATCACCCGCCTGCTGCTCTATGGCGTCGGGCTGCTGGTGGCCCTGATGGGCATGGAGGTGCCCGAGGAGGCCGAGACCCAAGCCGGCCAGATCGGCGACGCCGCGGCAGGTCTGCTGATGATCTTGGCCGGCATGGGCATCGACTACCTTCACCACCGCACCGACAAGCGGGAGATGCCGGACCTCGGCAGAGGCGCCCGGCGCGGCGCAGCGCGGATGTCGACATTGCTTTTACTGGCGTTGGCCGCAGCGGGAGCCGGAATCGGTGTCGGCTGCCAAGATCTTCGGCCCCCCGAGACCCTCGCGGCCCAGTACTGGCGAGAATCGGAGACCTTCAGCGACACTCTGGACACCCTGCACGATCTCAGGCTCGTCGGCATGATCAGCCCGGACCAGTGGCGAGATCATGTGCTGCCCGCGGCCGAGGCGGCCAATCGTCTCCTCGAGGCGATGAAGTCGGACCTCGATGCAGGCCGGAGCGACCCCTGGACGGTCCAGGAGGGATTGGGGTCGCTCCGCGAAGAACTGCAGAAACTCCTGATCGTCGAGGAGGAGGCCGAAGCGCGACGCCGCGCCGTCGCCATGCCGCCGACCGAGGCCGGGATGAGCGGCGAGGCCTGGCTCTTTGCATTCATGCTCGTAAGCGGTCTCCTCGATCGGCTGCTCCGATTGCTCGAGCGCAACCAGGTAACCGACGTCACGCCCGACCAGGTCCGGCAGGCGACGGATCGGCGACGGCAGGTCATGGCCCGGGCCCGGGCTGCCGCCGAGGGCAATCCGGCCGAGAACGTCGCGGCGGCGGTCCGGGAGATCGTCGGAGAGGATCCCGACGACGACGAGGCCGACACGCTGACCTGACGGCCGAGTCGTTTTCTCGAGCGTTCCGTCGCGGAGGGTGCCTGTGGGCACGGACGCCGCCAATCTGCTCTACGGGCCGATCTCAAACGCCCGCGCGCTGCTCGCGGCGTCGGCGACGTTTCAGGATCTCGTCGGCGCCGAGGATGCCGACGGCGCCCTGGCGTCCATCTACGTGCCGGCCCTGTTGCCGCCGGCGGAAGCGGATCCCGAGGGGAACTGGCTGTCGGCCCTCCGGCCCCTGGCGATCCTCGACCAGGGGGACGAGCGCGAAATGAGCGCCCAGGCGGCCGGGGCCTACGGCGACGGTGGGACGGTGTTGGTGCATCTGGAGGCCGACGTGCCGGAGGCTTACGCCGGCGAGACGACCGCCAAGCACGCGGCCGCGGCCCAGTGGTTTTACAAGGCCGTCGGCGACATCTGGTCGGAGATCCTCGCGCTCGGCCACGAGGGCGGGTACCTGGCCGTCGAGCGGATCCGATTGCTGTCCGGCCCGGCCCGGCCGGAACTCCGAGATCGGCAGACCGAGGGCGATCACTACCAGGTTGGTTTCGAGGTCCGGTGGAGGGGCGCGACGTGATCACGATCCATCACAAGATCACCCGCCAGGGGACCGGGTTCGACCGCTCGACCTGGCGGCAGCTGCTGAAACTCGCTTGGAAAAAGGCGGGCGAACTCTGGCACCGGGCCATTCTGCCGAAGCACTTCACCCGCGCCGGCGCAGCCGAATACCACTACGAAAAACGGTCCGCCGCTTACATGCGGCACAAAGGGCGCCGGTGGGGCCACCAGCGGCCGCTCGTCTATCGCGGCGAACTCGAGCGGCAAGTCAAGCGCACCCGCGACGTGCGGCATACGAGCAAAGGCGCCAAGGTCGTGCTGCACGGCCCGCGTCATTTGCACGCATATCGAAAAGACTACAGCCAACCCAACAAGGCCGCGGAGCTTCGGGCGATTTCCAAAGGGGATGCGGAAGCCATTCGAAAATCACTCGACCGCCGGCTGCAGCGCCAGATCGACCAAGGTGGCGGTAAGAAGGTAGTCCTCTACGCAGACTAGGAGCGATCCATGAGCCAATCCAAACTCTTCACCGACTGGGCCGTCAAACTTCATACCAAAACCGCCCAGGCGGGCGGCGCCGTCCACGTGCCGGGCATCCAGGACGTGAGTCTGGATCCCCAACTCCAGACGGTGGTCCGCGGCGGCGACGGGTCGGCCTACAACACGCACGGATCGCTGGCGTCCGGGTCCCCGAGCGCGCGGTTCACCACGCTCGCCCTCAAGACGCTGCTCGACCAGTGCGGGGTGACGGGCATGCTCGTCGATGCGGACGGCACGCATCCCGGGGTCGTCCTGTTCGGCCAGAAGTTCGCTGCGGGGGGGATGCGCCAGGCGGCCGCTTCGGGAGATCACATCAGCCTGACGCTCGCCAACGGCCTGGCCGTGCCGCGCACGCTTCGCGCCGACCACCAGGGTGACGCGACGCTCGCCATCGAGGTGTTCGCGATTAAAAGCGGCGACACGGACCCCGTCGAACCCTCCGCCGCGGCCAGCCTCGACGCCGACACGTATCCCTCGATCTCCGCCGTCTGGACGATCGGCAAGGTCGTCTTCGACTCGACGACCATCGCCGGCGTCCGCCGCCTCGAGTGCGACTTCGGTCTCCAGGTGCTGACCGAGTCGGCCGACGACGACGTGTACCCCACGCTGGTGACGATCCGCACCATCCAGCCGACGCTGACCCTGGCGAGCGTCCACGCCGACGTCCTGTCGACCCTCACCAAGCACGGCAAGGAATACACGGCGGAACAGGTGCTGCTGTATCTCAAAAAGCGCGACGAGGGGGGGCGGCTGGTGGCCGACGAGACCGCCGAACACCTCAAACTGACGCTCGGCAAATGTCGCGTCGACTGGACCTACGGCGACGATCCCAAGACGGTCACCATGACGCTGACGCCCTGGTACACGGCCGGCGAAACCCCCGTCTCGCCCGTCGCCGTCAACACGGCCTGCGCCGTCGCCTGAGTTCGGAGGCATCTTATGGATTTCATTTACTACGCAACCGGCCGGAGTGCGATTACCCGCGAGGATCTGACGGCCTTGGGCCTGGCGTATCTCTTGCCCGCCGCCGCCGGCCCGACCTGTGCCCCAATTCAGCCCGGTCCGGACGGCGCCGCCGGCTGCGTCTTCACTTTCGGCGCAGGATCGCTTCAGTCGGCCGGCGGCAAAGGGGGTGCCGAATGGCGGCCGCTCGAGGGTAGCCATATCCAGGTGATGGTGCCGGCCGGGGACCTGCCGGGACCGGCGGACCTCGCCCGCCGCC